TATTAAAGAAAAAGTTCAAAAATTTGAAATTTATGATAATAATAATTTAATTTTTATTAAACAAATAATTGAAATAGAAAATTATATAGAAAATTATGGATAAACCAAAAATATATGCTCATGGTTCTTATGTAGGAACCACAGGTTATAATAATCACACTCGAGATTTTTTTAGAGAATTAAGAAAACATTTACAATTAAAAGTTAGAAATTTTACTGTTGGTAATTCTTGGAATGGAATTAATGATACTCCACATGATGGAGAAAAGTATTTAGATGATATTGATAAATCTTTATTATATAAACAAGTATGTTGGGTTGGAGATGGTAAAAGAGAAGATTTTACTATATATCCTTCAAAAAATAAGGAATGGTTTTATGATATAAATTTAATTTTAAATGAAACCAATCATCATTTATTTTATGAAAATTATAGTGGACCTAAAATAGCATATAATGTATGGGAATCTACACTACAACCGGAAGATTTCTTTAATAAATTAAAAGAATTTGATGAATTGTGGGTGCCGTCAAAATGGCAACGCGATGTAACTATTGCTCAAGGATATGACCCAAATAAAATTAAAGTTGTTCCCGAAGGTGTAGATATTTATACTTTTTATCCTGAAAAAACTACTCATGAATTAACTTCCGATGGTAGATTTAAGTTCTTTTTAGCTGGAAGATGGGACTATAGAAAATCAACAAAAGAAATTATTGAAACATTTCTTAAAACATTTGATAAAGATGAACCCGTTGATTTAATTGTATCGATAGATAATATGTGGGGTAAAGATATGGATGGGTTTGAAACTACAGAAGAAAGATTAGCTCATTATAACTTAATAGATCCACGTGTTAAAATTATTCATTTTCCCTCTAGAGAAGATTATATTAAAATATTAAAATCATGTAACGCATTTGTATCTTGTGCTCGCTCCGAAGGTTGGAATTTGCCCTTAATTGAAGCAATGGCTTGTGGAATACCCTCTATTTACTCCAACTGTTCAGGCCAATTAGAATTTGCTGAAGGTAAAGGAATATCTGTAAATATAATTGGAGAAAAACCAGCAGATGTTAATTCATATGCTAGATACAAAATGAGTGACCTACCAGGTAATTATTATGAACCTGATTTTAATCATTTATCTCAGCAAATGAGATTTACTTATGAATTTTATGACCAAGTTAAAGAAAAATCTTTACAAGAATCTAAGGAACTTAGAAATGATTTTAGTTGGGAAAGAATAGGAGAAATAGGTTATAAAACTTTAGTAGAGTTTTATGAAAAATATAAAACAAAAACATCCGACTTAGAAAATATAACTAATATTAATTATATTAATGGCCCTATAGTAGAAATAATTGGTGATAAGTTTGAACAATATAAAATTGAATTCTTAGATGAAAATAACAATATAATTCATGAAGACATTATTACTAGTAATATGTGGACTACTTGTAGTAGAAAATATTACACTAAATGGAAAATAAAAATCAATGGAAATATTATAGACGAATTTGATTTAACTAATAAACGTGTATTAATTTGTTTAGAGTCAAAAGCTATTGGTGACACAGTTGCTTGGGTTCCTTACGTTGTTGAGTTTGCTAAAAAACATAATTGTAAAGTAATTTTAAGTACTTTTCATAATAAATGGTTTAAAGGACTAGAAGAATATAAAAATATAGAATTTGTTGAACCAGGTTCTGTAATAGAATGTTATGCTGTTTATCGAATTGGATGGTTTAAAGGTGAAGATGATAAATGGAGTCGATTTGAAATGTACCCTAACCCAGTTAATCAAATTCCTCTTCAACAAACTGCAACCGATATTTTAGGTTTAGAATATAAAGAAGTAAATTATGGGTTAAATTTTCCTAAATTAAGTAAACCTATTAAAGAAAAGTATGTTGTATTTGCTCCTAATGCTACCTCTGGTTGTAAAGAATGGGATTATAAAAATTGGGTTGAATTATCTAAATTAATAAAACAATTAGGTTATGAAATAATAGTTTTAACCCAAAATCCCTACAAAATAGAAGGCACAAAAAATATATTCGGTGAACCACTAAATAAAGTAGCTAATTACCTATACCATGCTGATGCTTTTATCGGATTAGGTTCAGGATTATCCTGGTTTAACTGGGCACTGGGAAATCATACTTATATGATTAATGGTTTTGCTCGTCCAGGTCATGAATTTACTACTAATATAACCCGAATTTATAATGACAATGTTTGTATATTTTGTTGGAATGATGAAGTATTTACTTTTGATGCTGGAGATTGGGATTGGTGTCCTGTATATAAAGGAACAGAAAAACAACATATTTGTCAAAAATCAATTACACCATTACAAGTATTTAATATATTAAAATTATAATAAATTTATTAATTTTTTAAAAAATAATCATATTTATAGTAAATGGCATTAGTACTAAAACAAATATTTACTTCTGGTTCGGATGAAATAGCTCAAAATTATGCTATTGAATCTTGGCACGTGTCTCAATCCGTAGATGCTTTTACTGGAGCAGTAGCTTATGATATAAAAATTTCAGGATCATTAACATTAACTGGATCTGTTAGTTCAAGAAATGGATTTACGGGTAGTTTATTAGGAACAGCAGCTACTGCTAGTATAGCCCAACAAGTTAAAGTTACTAACAATGCAACAACCGTAGGAACAAATTATAGATTAGTTTTTATTACAGGCAGTACATTACCTGATCCTAATAATGACGGATTTACAGCATTACGTTTTGACTCAGGTTCAGATGGTTCCGGTATATTTTATACTCCTTCAACTAATACTTTAAATGTAGGACGAGTATCAGGTTCAAATGATGGTAATATAGATTTTGTAGGAACAGCTTCATATGCCGCTACTGCTAGTGTAGCCACTAGTGCCACTACTGCCCAATCAGCTACTAATTATTTCCCAAGTTATGTAGGTATTGATTCTCTTACTTACACAGCATCTACTAATCCTTACACAGTTGCTGGTATAACTCCCCCCGTAGTATATGTTTCTCAGTCTTCCGATATTTTAGGATTAAATTTCTTTCCTAATACGGCTACTGACGGACAAACAGTAACTTTTGTTTCTAATTATAGAAACATTAGTCCCCTTCAAACTCTAGATATAAAAATAAGCGCTTCAGGTGTTAATATTTACGGGAAAGGGGGAATAGCAAATGTTATTCCTTCATCAGGAAATGGTACTCTATCTAGTTTATTTGGAGGTGGTGTACCTGCTGTTGATAGTGTGACTTTTCAATTCATAACTACCACCTCTACTTTATTTCCAGCTGTTGGGTGGTATATTATGAATTACAATTAATATTTTTTATATATTTATTACCGAAAAAGTTTTATTTAATAGTTATAAAAACATAATCATTTTGAAGATTTTTAATATATTTATAACAGAATAAAACAAATAAAACATGGCAGAAACACTTTTATCTCCTGGCGTATTAGCACGAGAAAACGACTTAACAGTTACCGCCCAAGCCCCAGCACCTATAGGAGCCGCAGTTGTTGGCCCTACAGTTAAGGGTATCCCTTATGTTCCCAAAAGAGTTACCAGCTTTACAGAATATTTGACTTACTTTGGTGGTGCATTTTTAAGCGGTTCAGCTCGATACACTTATTTCACATCAACAGCAGCATACAATTATTTCCAAAACGGTGGTACTAGTTTATGGGTAACTAGAGTTGTTAGTGGGTCATTTACCACAGCTTCTTGTTTTTCAATTACTGGTAGTCAAATTGCTGCTAACGTGCAAGGTGTAGTTAATGGAGTTCAATTCGGTTCTACAACCGCAGCAAATACTTCAGCATCATTCCAAATCATTCCTTTAAGTTTTGGTGCTAACCAAAATAGTTCAGGTAGTCGTGACGCTAGTGGTTCATTAGCAAATGGTACTCCTGATAATTTAAGATATGAAATTGCTTCTCCTAATACTGCTTCTGGTACTTTTACCTTATTAGTAAGAAGGGGTGATGATAATAATAACAACAAAGTTGTATTAGAAACTTGGACTAATTTATCATTAGATCCTACTGCTCCTAATTACATTGAAAAAGTAATTGGTAACCAAGTTTCAACTCCCGTAACTGGTTCAAGTGGTACTTTTGAATACGTAAACGTATCTGGTAACTATCCTAATAGAAGTAACTATATTACTGTTACTAATGTAATTACAAAAACTCCTTACTATTTTGATAACAATGGTAATCCTAAAGCTCAATATACTGCTTCAATTCCATTATCACAAGAAGGATTTTTTGGAAATGCTCTTGGTAATTTAGTAAATAGCGGAGCTGATAAGTATTATAATAACATTACCGATACTAACGTTCAAGGTTTAGCTGTTGCTAACTATACGGGAGGTATGGATATTATGGCAAACCAAGATGAATACGCATATAACGTAATTGCTGTTCCTGGTTTGACATTTGGTAGCTCAAACGGTCAAGCTGCATTAAAAACGTTAATAAACAACACTACAAATAGAGGTGATGCAATCGCAGTAATCGATATGGCCTTATATGGTAGTAATGTTAATAATGTTTCTAGCACTGCAAATACAGTAGATACTTCATATGCCGCTACTTACTGGCCTTGGATTCAAACAGTTGATCCTATTACTTCAGAATTTACTTGGGTTCCAGCTTCAACAATGATTCCTGCCGTTTACGTAAACAATGATACAATTGCTGCTCCTTGGTTTGCACCAGCTGGTTTAAATCGTGGAGGTGTTATTAATGCTATTAGTGCTGAAAAGAAATTAACTAATAACGATAGAAATACACTTTACCAAAATAAAGTTAACCCAATTGCTACTTTCCCTGGTCAAGGTGTTGTAGTATATGGTCAAAAGACATTACAAACTAAAGCATCTGCTCTTGACCGAGTAAATGTTCGTCGTTTGTTGATTGCTTTGAAAGCTAGAATTAGTGAAATTGCTAATACATTAGTATTTGAACAAAACACTATTGCAACTCGCCAAAGCTTCTTAAACCAAGTTAACCCATATTTAGAATCAGTACAACAACAACAAGGTTTGTATGCTTACAAGGTAATTATGGATGATTCAAATAACACAGCAGATGTAATCGATAGAAATGAATTAATTGGTCAAATCTATCTCCAACCTACTAAAACTGCTGAATTCATTTACTTGGATTTCAACATCTTACCAACAGGAGCTACTTTCCCCGGATAATTTTTTAAAGACAGAATATTTATAATAAAATAGAATAAAATGGCAATCTTAAATCCAAACGAAATATTTTTCACCGCCTTTGAACCAAAACAGGCGAACCGATTCATCATGTACATTGATGGTATTCCTGCTTATGAAATTAAGGGAGTTGGTGCTGTAAGTTTAACACAAGGTACAGTTACTTTGAACCACATTAACGTTCAACGTTATGTTAAAGGTGTAACTAAGTGGAATACTATCCAATTTACATTATTCGATCCTATCACTCCATCAGGTGCTTTAGCAGTAATGGAATGGGTTCGTTTACACCATGAATCAGTAACAGGACGTGATGGTTATTCAGATATGTATAAGAAAGACTTATCATTTAACGTATTAGGTCCTGTAGGTGATATCGTTTCCGAATGGATTATCAAAGGTGCCTTTATTACTGAAGCTAACTTTGGTGATTACAACTGGGATACTGCTGATACAGCTGTTAACCTTACAATGACAGTTCAACCAGATTACTGTGTATTGAACTTCTAATTAAAAAGAAAATACAAAAGAGCTCGCAATTTTTGCGAGCTTCTTTTTTTCTCATATATTTATATACGACAATAAAGTTATTAAAAAATAGATTATGACAGAAAATAAATTTAAATTTCCTACCGAAATGGTAGAATTACCATCAAAAGGTTTGTTGTATCCCGAAGGTCATCCTTTATCAAAAGGTAAGGTTGAAATGAAGTATATGACCGCAAGAGAAGAAGACATTTTAACAAATCTTAATTACATTAAACAGGGTGTAGCTATTGATAAGCTATTACAATCTCTTTGTGTAACAAAATTTGATTTTGATGATTTGTTAATTGGAGATAAAAACGCAATTATGATTGCTGCTCGTGTTTTAGGTTATGGAAAAGATTATTCTTTTAATTACAATGGAGAAGAAATTGAAGTAGATTTATCTCAACTACCAACCGTAGAACCTGATGAAAAATTAATAACCAAAGGAGTAAATTCATTTGATTTTACTTTACCCCATTCAGGAACAAAAATTACATTTAAACTATTATCAGGTAAAGATGAAAAAGCTATTGACGCTGAACTTAAAGGTTTAAAGAAAATTAATAAAAATTCTTCTTCGGATATTTCTACTCGTTTAAAATATATTATTACTTCGGTTGAAGGAGAAGACGATGCAAAAACAATTAGGGATTTTGTAGATAATTATTTATTAGCTCGTGATTCCACAGCTTTAAGATCTTACATTAAAACAATCCAACCAGATATTAAAATGACCTTTACCTATGAAGGTGAAAATGGTGACGAGGAGGTAGCCATTCCTTTACAGATCCAGTTTTTTTGGCCTGACGCAAGAGTATAGAGTAGCTTTATTTAAACAAATCCATGAAATAACTTTTTATGGAAGAGGAGGATATAGTTGGGAATTAATTTATAATATGCCTATTTGGTTAAGAAATACTACTTATAAATTTATTTCCGATTCAATAGACGAAGAAAATAAAGCAAGAAATAAAAGTTACAATAACACTTCAGGTACTACTCAATTAGATTGGGCAAACCCAGAAGCTGCTAAAGTTCAAATCCCAGATCATTATTCAAAGGCGTCAAAAAGATGACGCCTTTAATATTTATAACATATAACTATACTTAATGGCTAGTAAAGAAGAAATACAAAAAAAGAATATAGAAGAAGCTAACGAACTTTTATCGGAACAGATTAATTTAACAGCTGCTCTAAATGATAGTATGTCTTTTCTTCTTAAAATTTATAAGGAAAAGGGTACTTTAGATAAACAATCTTTAGATTTAAGTAAACAAGCTATTAATATTACTAAAAATTTAAAGTCTGAGTATGAGTCTATAAAAGATGTTGAAAAAGACATAGCAAAAAATAAAAAAGCTCAAAATGATATTAATAAACAGGTAAGATCACTAGAAAAACAAGGTGGACAAGCATTAAAAGATGAAATTTCAATGCTTAAAACCAAAGAATCCAGTTTAGCTAAAGCTCAAGAAAAACTAGCTAAAATGGAAAGTGATAAAAGATTAGGGAAAAAAATAGATGCCGATTTACTTAAACAAGCAGAAGAAACTATAGTTAAAAAAACAGAACAATTAAAAAAAGCTAAAGAAGCATTAACTATCGAAGCTCAACAAGTTTTATTGTTGACAGATGCTGGAAAAGTTTTAGAAGATAATAATCAACATTTAGATGAACAATTAAGACGCCAAGAGAATTTAAATAAATCTTCCAGTTTATTTACCTCAACCTTAATGGGTGCTAACAAAGCATTAGGTAAAATTGGTTTTGGAAGTCTATCAGGCAAATTAGGTTTAGAAGCAGCATCTAAAAAAGCAGAAGAATTAACTTATACTCTTACTGAAGGTGGTAAAAAATCACTAGGAATGTTCGGTAAATTACGAGTAGGCGTTGCTTCTTTTGGTGCAGCTTTAAAATCTGCTTTAGGTCCTATGGCATTAATAGGAATGGCTGTTTCTCTCTTTAATAAATTTAAAGAAATAGGAAAAGAAGCAGCTGATGCTATGAAGGCTGTTGATCAAAGTACTAAAGATTTAGGTCGTGATTTAGGAGTTTCAAATAAAGTAGCAACTCAAGTAGCGGGAAGTGCTATGAGTATAGGATCTGCTATGGGGGTTACTACAGACATAGCTATTAATTCTGCTAAAAGTATATATTCATCTTTAGATGGTGCTGAACAAGTAAGTAAAAAAACTTTAAGCACATTTATGAAACTAAACATCTTTGCAGGAATGTCAGCAGACAGTTTAGCAGGTGTTTATAAATTTTCCAAATTATCAGGTGAAGAAGCATCTGTAGTAGCAGAAAATATAGCTACAACAGCACAAGAATCCATCAAAACCCAAAAAGTTAATGTTAGTATGAAACAAGTTATGGATGGTGTTAGTAAAACATCTAACATCATGAAACTTAATTTTGGGGGTTCGGCTAAAGGATTAACAGAAGCGTTTATTGCTTCTAAAAAGTTAGGTTTAGAATTAGGTAAAGTAGAAGATATTGCTAATAGTTTATTAAATATTGAAGATTCAATAGCGGCTGAAATGGAAGCTGAATTACTTACTGGTAAAGATTTAAATCTTGAAAAAGCAAGAGAAGCGGCTTTAAATAACGATACTAAAGGGTTAATGGAGGAAATTGCTAATCAATTTGGTTCAATTGAAGATTTCCAAAAGATGAATCGAATTCAACAAGAGGCATTTGCTAAATCAATTGGTATGTCTCGTGAAGGATTAGCAGATATGTTAGTAGCATCTAAAGAAAACCAAGCTACAAATACTAAAAATGTTGATACACAACAACAAAGTTTAAATGCTATGATGTCCATGGCTTCTATTGGTGAAAGATTAGCAGCACAAGAGGAAGCTAAAAATTTAGCAGCAGCAAATGCTGGTAAAGAAATGATGGCTTTTGAGCAAAACATGTTAAAAATAGAAACAGCAGGAAGAAAAATTTTAGATAATGTTTTTGGACCAATAGGCGAATCAGCTAACGGTATATTAGGAACGGTTGCTGAATGGTTAAGCAACACAGATAACATTAATATGGTAAGTGAAAAAATTAGAGTTGTTGTTGATGGAATTAAATATGTTTTTGGAGAAGTTTGGACTTTTGTTCGTCCTATTGCTGAAAAATTAGGTGAATTAGCTCTTAATGTGTTACCTATAATTCAAGGAATATGGGAAACAATAAGACCTACAGTAATGAAAATTAAAGATTTTATTGCTGAAATATTAGGTAGTGTAGGTAGTTTAATTGAAAAATTAACAACCGGTAATGGAGAATTCACTACAATGGAAAAAACTGTAGGTATTATAGGCGCCGGTATTGCCGGATTTATAGTATCATTAAAAGCAATAAAATTAGCTCAAGAAGCTTGGAACAAAGCAACTTTAGTATACCAAGGAATTAGGGTTTTCATTGAAGGATTGAATAAAAAGGAAGAAGGTTCATTACTTAGAAGGATTGCTTTAGGTTTTAGAGATGCAGCCGCTGCTGCTTTAAAAGCTGTAGCCCAAGTAACCGGTATGTCCGCTGCTACCTTAGGTATAGCTGCTGGTATAGCTTTAGCAGCAGGTGCAGCAGCCGCTATATATTTTTCAACTCAAGAATCAGCAGCAAAATCCCAAAACGCAGGCGATTTATTTTCAGGACCTCAAGGTGGAGGAGGATATGGTAAAAGAATGTTAGTAGCTCCTGAAGGTACTTTTGCTTTAAATAACAATGATACCGTAATAGCTGGAACTAGTTTATTTAAAGGGGATGATGTTGTAAGTGCACCAGCAGGTTCTGTTAGTATGGGCGGAAATGATGCCTTAGCTACTGAAATGAAAGAAATAAAGAACTTACTTAAAGCATTAGTAAACAAACAAGGTGATGTAATGATGGATTCTACTAAAGTAGGTAAAGCTTTAATGTTAGCAGGGTACCAAATATCTTAATTTAATATTTATAATAAAATACTATGGCAATTTTAGATTCATTAACAAACAGTTCACTTGGTTTAGGCGGTAAAACACCATCCAAATACAACCAAGTTTCAAGATTGGATAACCCAAATCCAGCAACTTCTCAATTAGATAGAGATGGTAAACAACCTCAAATCTATAATAGAATTTCTAGATTGGATAAACCATCTCCAACTACATCTCAATTAGATTTGGACGCTAAAACACCTCAAAAATATTTAGATAATCCTCCAAAATAATAAATGGGTTTAATTGATTTAAAAACCGACCTTAAGTCTTTAAAATATAGTAAGGACCAAATTTTTGGGACTACGGATAGTGCTTATTTACAAAAATTTAATAAGCTTCCTTGGGTAAAAGATCCTATACCCGGAGGACCTGGTTTTACAAATGCTGGTTCTGAAAGTGTAGGACTTAAAGGTAGTTTAGATCAATTATATAGAGGTGGTGGTGCTGGAGGTGTTACCGAAGCTGTATCTAGAGATACTAGGAGAATTACTAATTTTTTAACAAGTCAAGATGGTATAGAATTTCTTGCTAAACAAGCAGGATTAATGATACAACAGAATATTCAATTGTATGGTTTAAATCCCTTAGATTGGAAATTTGTTTATAATCCTGTTTCCCCTTTAGCTAACACAACTTTAGCACCAACCGGATTACATCTTACTAACATTATTACACTAAAAGGAACATCAGGAGTAAATTCAGGACCTGGTTATCTTTTTGGTCAACCTAATGCTAACATTCCTAGAGAATCTAATAAAGTTTTTGGAGAAAATAAAACTTTTTTTAGTAAAAAAGATAGGATATTTGGTATAATTAATAAAAAATTAGAAATAGAAGATAGAGTAGATCAAGTTACTTATTCTCCACTACAAATAAAAAATAATTTAGGAAATGAACCTTCACCTCTTAGAGATTCAGTTCTATTTCGTATAACTAAAATAGATAATTCTGGGTTTGGTAAAAATGTTTACATTCAATTTAGATCTTATATAAGTGGTTTATCCGATTCTTATAAAGCTGATTGGCAGTCATTTAAATATATGGGTAGAGGTGAAAACTTCTATTATTACAATGGTTTTGATCGAGATATAAGCTTAGGATTTTCAGTACCTGTTATGTCTAAGTATGAACAACAATCCGTTTATACTAAATTAAATTATTTAGCTTCTTTAATGGCCCCAGATTATGTTACCACAGGAACTTCAAATCAAGGATTTATGAGAGGAAATATAC